TACGTTTGCAGCTGCGTTACAACCTAGTGTGGCAGTAGCCATGGCAAAACGAACAACAGATTGCGTTGTTGTTAATGCGACTGAGTTGATTACAGCAGCGGTAGCATGAGAGTGTAAAGTTGCTTGAGCAGAAGCAGATGCCCCTGCACTTAATGATGCCGCACCCTCAACTGTTGTCACCTCTGCCGAAGCAGAGATAACACCAATCGCGTGTGTATTGAGTGCGGAAAAGTTCATTTAGTCTAGTGTCACCGTAACACCACTGACAGCAAACGACAGTACATCGTCAGCGGTTAGTGTCTTGGACGTTGCCAAATTGGTGTGATAAAGCATGTTGCCACTGGATGCCGCATCGAAAATGCCGATGTGACTAATGGTAACGTTAGACCCTACCAATGCAGGAAACTGAATCTGGGTTGAGCTGTTAACGGCTCCACCAGAAATAGTGCCAAACGACATTGCTTGACGGGCATAGTTAGTCCATGCACCTTCAGCGCCACCAGAAGCCGCGTCAGTAGGATCACCGATGAATACAGCTAAATAGGCCTGAGAAATATCGGGAAAGTCACCACCCTTTAAGGTGGCATTGAGAATATGCTGCTCAAGATAATCAGAAAACTTAGACATTGCTAACTCCAAATAAGGTTTTAAGTTGCACTAAATAGTGCAGGATTGGGCCAGCGCCCCTACGCTCCAAATCGAACTGACTTAACGCGGAGATTTGTACTGTCGTAACCTTGCATCTGAGCAACCTTGGCCCTAGCAAGTTCACGATCAAATAGTTGCCTGTAATAGGCCGCACGATTGGGGTCGTACCATTCGGTATTCGCCATCATGCAAAGGAAGTGTTTCGCTCCAGTTTCAATGGCAGTTCGCCATCGAACACCCAGCTCATAAGGAATGCTCGTTGCATTTTGTTTCGGCTTTAATGCCATACGACACTCAAGCTCTTCAGATACTTTAGGTATGGGTGCCATGCGAGTGGTTAATATTCCATCGGTGGAGTAATAAAGTGGAGTGGCCCATCGGGTTTCATCTTCAACGTCACCCTGCAGCTGAGACATCTTACGAACTGAAATGGGTATTAACTCCACGCCTTTTCTAGAAATAGAAATAAGCTGAACCAGCTCTGCATTCCTTGGAATAGGCAAGTCATGCTCTATCTCTCCAGCCTCTGTATCAAGAGTGTCTTCTGTATGTTCCCAAATGAGGGTTCGCTCACACAGTTCAGAAGTCGCTCTGCGTAGAGAATGTATAATCGTAAATGATGGTGCGCCTTGAATCTCAACTACTACATCAGGAACAAGGGTCTCTAACTTTATATCAGCCATGGGTTATTCCTAAGAGTTAACTGCATCTGCGCCTTGTACTGCTCTCATCTGTGCACTAGAAGCATCAATCTTTGACTTAACACCCAATGAAGAAGCAAAGCCCATCATGTGAACTTGAGCACGAGTCGCATTACCTGCAAACTCCGCGTCTTTGTTATAGGCACGATAGAGAATAAAATCCAACAGAGCATTGGCATAAATATCATCTACGCCTATCTTCGTGGTTGATGCTGCTGAATTTAATGTTTCGTCTGCATTTACAATCGAAATCTCAGTAGGCAATTTTGAATATATAATCTCTAATCTTGCTAAAGAATTAGGTCGGGGATACAAGTAGAATGTCTTTGGATCCCGCTCGTCATAGACAAAATGATCTATGTTCACGCCAGCCGTTGCGTTATGCCATGCAGGTACTTGGTCATCGAGAACGGATCTCTGAATCAATCGAGTTGCCTTATAGGTAGAAGTTGCTGCTGTGTTACGAATAACTTCCATCAACCTCAATCCATCAGCTGGAAGAGTCTGTTTGGAAGAGTCTGCGACAGGCGTAAACTCCTCATTAATAGTATTGGCATCAGGCCGATACAGGACTACTTCTTTATGAGCATCATTCAACCAGTACTGAAGTTCAGAGTTTGGCCACCGCGTGCCAGACGAGCTTGTGTCCTGCAAAACAATCTTGGCTCTACTGATAATTTCTTTGGCTAACGTGACGGCCATGGATTACTCCTAGATTAATTTACCGCTTGAATCACATGGCATCCAATCAGGGTTCATCTCACCCCATGGAATGGTTGGATAAGGAAAGCCATCAACAGGATTACGAACAAACTTAATAGTGGGTTCCTTAGTTGCCTTATTGGTTTCTTTCTTCTCAACCTTTGGTTCGGTGAGACCTAAATGGTCTTTAATCATCTTCGTAGCATCGGCTCTTAGGGTGCTGGCCTTGCTGCGCTTATCCATGTCGATACTGAAATGCTGCTTAACATAGCTTTCAAGATCATCTTTAGACATGGTTTCAATAAATTCTAAGTCTTCCTTAGATATTGCCGTCTGCATTTTTAGGGCTTTACCTTTAGACATGATTTCTCCTCAAAAAAAACCCCCACCTCGAGCGAATCGAGATGAGGGCTATGATCTACTTCTTAGCGTTTAACAAAACAGCAGAGGTAGGTTGAACGACTTTGTAGCCGTATACTTTTAAACCACGGATGGCATCACCGAAACGGCTTTCCAAACGTAGGGTTTCAGTCTTAACAAACTGGCTAGCAAACGTAGCGAACTGGGTAGTACCACCCAAGATCTTATACTGAGCATCAGCGTCAGCTACGGCTGCGGCTGCGGCATCGTCACCACGAATCGGCACGTTGTTAGACTGATAGATCGTAAAGCGATCAATGATGCCTAGCTTTCCATTACGCGCAATCGAGGTAGAATCACCTGACTGGTTAGCGTTCTGAAGATCAGACTTCTTGATCATTGAACAGATCCAAGGTGGTAGAACCAACCAACGGCCAGATTCAGCCTGATCAGCTTCGTCCAACTTGTTACCCATATCAATGATATGGTCAATAACATTAGCCGAAGTGATCTGTATGGCATTAGCATACAATGCACCACCAATGATATTGCCAGCAGCAACGCCACTGTAAATACCATTTAATACATCGCTATCAACAGCAATCTTCATACGCTCACCAGCATCACGAGTTGCCTCGTTAACTAGCTGAATATCAGATTGAGCCATCAACACATCGTCAACCTTGAAAGCAAACATTTTAGCTTTGTCGATTAACAACTCTAGCTCGGTATCGTTAAGATCCGCATAGCTAGTGATTGGTGTTGCGTGAGCTGGATCGTAATCCGAGATGCCCACAGTTGGTGTGTGACGAACATGAACCTTGCTACCATGGCCAGAAATATCGCCTTGGTAGTCAGTGTTACAAATTGCGTCTAACACTGTGGTTTTATAAAAATTAGCAAGTAACTTCTTGCTCCATACTTCAGGTATAAATCGACCGCCTGCGCCGTCTGCAAATGGAAGTGCCATTGCCCTTCTCCTTATTTAGAAAATAAATTTTCGAGTCAGGAAAGGGAATCAATCCTAACTCGTCATAACTGACCGGATAACATGGCCTGATCAATTTGATCGGCATGCTTTTCATACTCAGAAAGACTCATGTTTTTAATTTGTTCACGAGTAAACTGAGTAGTCTTTTGGCCAGTGTTGTTGGAACGAACAGATGAAACAGCCGGATCAGCCGCCTTCTTTGCATCGTCCAAAAGCTGCTTTTGCTTATCCGCTTTAGCGTTCACGGGACTAGCACCTACAGCCTCTTTGTACGAGGAGAGCATCCAAATAACCGATTGAGGGCTGCCAGAACGGAGGATGTCTTGAACTTCTTTAGGTTGGCGTGAGGCCCATCCCTGAAAATCAGGCGTATCAACAACTTCGTAGGCGTCTGCATGTCCTTCAATGATGGCTTCACGATGTTCTACTTCTGCTTTATTAGCGTCCGTAGATTTCTGTGACTGCTCCATTTGGGATAGCTGCCCACTCATCTTGTCGATAAGTTGTTTTTGGGTGCGCATGGTATTTACGAGAGGATTAAAGTCTTCACCGTATTCATCCACAAAGGATGTTAGGTCATCCGCCTCAGCCACTAATGGCCTTGGTGGAGCGTCTCCACTAGGAGCTAATGCTGGCATGGTAGCCATCATCTTGGCGCTTTCTAGCTGAGCTTGAAGGGCTTCATTCTGCTTGCGAAGTTCTGAGGCTTCCATCGAAGCTTTCGTCATCTTCTTGCGTGCGTTCTCGTAAGAGGCTTGCGCGTTATGAATACGCTCTTGCGCATTCTTTATACTCACTCCATCAGTTTCAAAGTTAGCTGAGTTGTCCTCTTCAGGTTCTGCTTCAGTTGCCACTGCCGCTTCTTCTGCTTTGGGTTCTGCTTTGTTTGTTACTTCTGGTTCAACCACTTGGGATTCAATACCATCAGCTTCAGCTTGCGCCTCTGCCAACTCAGTCACTTCAACCTTGTCCTGTTCGGGGGCTGATGTAGCCTGTCTTAAAGCCTCGTCTGCTTCCGCTTCTAAACGGTCTATTTGCTCTGGTGTCACTTGCTCTCTCCGCAATGATGGGTATCAGGCCGATCCGCGCCTTGTCCTGTTCGGGGGCACTTATTCGGGAATTCCTTCACCCGCTCCAATTCAGCTGGGGCGAAATCGCTTATCCAGCCAGAAAAAAATAAAGCTATGTGTTGAGGAGTTTCTGCGCAGTCTCTTCGATCTGCAGCAGCTTACGAAGCACCGCACATTCACCTTGTAACGTGCGATAAGCACCAAGGTCGTGAGGGTTCGTCTCCATGTCTTCCTTCGCAATGTCATACATGCGTTGGAGGTATTCTTTGAAGCGACCCCATTGATCGGGGTTGCTATATGTGAGGTACATGACAGCTTCAACTTCTGATCGCTGTAATTGTTTTCGATTCATTTGGTTAGCCCATATTGCTTAGCCACAAGTCGGACATAACCTGCATCAAGTTCGATGGCATCAAGGAATAGAGCATCGGGACACTGCAGGTAATCCCATGCACTGTCCTGAATGTTTGGTTTGATGTGGGCTAAATCCGCCACCGCTTGCTTAATGACAGCAAACGCTAGGCGATTTTCTGGGAGACTGAGTTGCAGTCCTTTACGAATGTGTTTAACAGCTAGCTCAGCTCTAATCACCTTGGATAAGGTATAAAACTTTTTAGGATCACCACCTATACTGAGATACCAAAGATCTGGTTCGTATCTTTCAGTATGGTATTCCATACATTACTGACTAAACCCATCTGGGGTCTTGCCTTGTTGTACAGATTGAACTGTTTGAGCCGCATATGCCCTGTCTCGAGCAGCTTCTGCCTCTCGTTCTGCAGGTAATGTCTCAGCATCAACCATATTGAGCATCGCTTGTGACTGTTCTCTCTTAGCTTGAGCCTGAAGTTTAGC